CCACACGGCACAATCATTCGCTCGGTAAAGTCACGGTACTGGACGAACGATTGGGATTCAATGTACGACTTCATCGAGGAGCACGGTGCATTTGGCCTGTTGGAGAAGAGACTTCATCAAACAAACATGAAGGACTTCCTCTCTGAGAATCCCACAGTTCTACCACTTGGCCTCAATGTGGAGAATTCTTACTCCGTGGTTGTTAGACGTTCTAAGGAAAAATGAAATGAGTAACCTCACAATTATCAATCAAGACCTCCCCGACTTCCTGCAAACAGCGGGCGTTAGCGAGCTTACAAAACAACTCGCTGGCAAGTCTGGCGTTAAGCGCATCGTGCCTAAAAACGGAATCTTCCGTAAGACGGTCGGCGGCGAAGAGATGGGCAAGGTCAAGGGTAACTTGAGCGCGATCATCGTCAATGCTTCCCCACACGTCGGTCGCATCTTCTACGCAAAACAGTGGAGCCCTGATGCCGAGCCAACTGCACCTGACTGCTTCTCTAATGATGGTCGCGTGCCCGACGCAAGTTCAGCAGACCCACAAGCAAGTAGCTGTGACAACTGCCAAAAGAACATCAAAGGTTCAGGCATGGGTAACTCTAAAGCTTGCCGCTACTCACGTCGCATTGCGCTCGTGTTGGAAGAAGACTTTGGTACATCTTTGGAAGGTGAAGTCTATCAAATGAACTTGGCTTCTAAGTCATTGTTCGGTGAAGGCGCAGGGGACAACACCCACACATTCGAAAACTACTCCAAGTATTTGTCCAACAACGGCAAGAGCTTGGACTACGTTGTTACGCAGATCAGCTTCAACGAAGAGAACGACAATCAGTCCGTGCTGTTTACGCCGACTGGCTACATCAACAAAGCGCAGTACGCTGTGACAAGTGAAGTGGCTAAGAAGCCTGAAGTGCTGAAGATGGTTGTCATGACACCGTACCAAGCTGACATGGCAGGTAAGCCCAAGTTGGAAGCACCTGCCCCCAAAGCCGCCGCGCCTGTTGCTGAGTCTCCCATCGAGGAGCCAACCAAGCGTGAAAAGAAAGCTGAGCCAAAGCCCACTGTCAAGAAAGACCTTGACTCTGTGGTGAAGGCTTGGAGTGACGAGGAGTAAACATGTCCTATGGTTACAGCCAGAGCTTGGTCTACGCAAATAAAAAAGCAAGTATCAAGTCTCTGGGTGTGGCCTTGGGTAGAGTGTGTATTCGCGCCAACATCAGTGTTAGCAAGATTGCAGATGACTTCGGGGTGACTCGGATGACTATCTACAATTGGTTCAAGGGGGACTCAGTCCCCTTTCGTTCCTACGACGAAGCAATCAACGAATACATCCTTCACATCAAAGCCACCCATCAAATAAAGTAAAACATGTCAACCTTCGATCTACTCGACACGGTATTGCCACCGGAAGGGCGTTACTGCGTACTAGGGATTGGTAGGTATCCTGACCAGCATTTTGTAGATACTAAGGAAGAGGTTGAAGAGTTAGCGCAGCGGTTTGTCAAACGTGGAGCGGACGCATACTTCGGTTGCGCCAAGTTCGGTTCACTAAACAATCGCACCCATGAGAATGCCAAATACTTCCGTGCTTTGTGGATGGACATTGACTGTGGCCCCACAAAAGGTGTACCCGATGAAAAAGGCATTATCAAAGGCTACCTCGATCAGCAGATTGGACTCGATGAGTTCAAGAAGTTCTGCAGTGCAGTCGGCTTACCCAAGCCAATATTAGTCAGTTCCGGTTACGGCATTCATGCGTACTGGCTACTGGAAGAAACAGTGTCCCGCCGAGAGTGGGAGCCACTAGCCAATCGGCTTCGTGAGTTGTGCGTTGAGCAAGGGTTAATTGTGGACTCCTCAGTCTTTGAGGCTTCACGTGTCCTGCGCATACCCGGCACATTCAACTTCAAGCAAGAAGAACCCAAAGAAGTGACGGTGATTAATTCACTGACGCCTCGCATGACGTATCAGGAAGTCAAGGACTTACTCGGTGCGCCTGAACCAAAAGACGATGTACCCGATTTCATTCCGCGCTCAATGAGCCCGATGATGGAAGCACTCATGGGTAACAAGGTCAAGCGGTTCAAGACAATCATGATGAAGGCTGAGAATGGTTGCCTACAACTTAACCACTGCTATGCTAATCAAAACAGCATTGAAGAACCACTGTGGCGCTCCGCTCTTTCTATTGCAGCTTTTTGCGTAGATGGTGACAAGGCCGCACACAAACTATCGAGCGAACACGAAGGCTACGACCCCGCACAGGTTGCCGACAAGGTTGATTTGTTGCGTAAGAAGGGTGGCCCACATCACTGCTCGACATTTGAGAAACAGAATCCACAAGGATGCCAAGGGTGCATACACAAGGGCAAAATTAAATCGCCCATCATGCTCGGTGTTGAGATTGAAGAAGCCGACGCAGAAGATAACGAATTTGCCGTCCACCATGAGGATGGCGAGGTTGAGATACAGCACATTCCTGAGTACCCATTTCCATTCTTCCGTGGAAAGAAAGGTGGCGTCTACATTCGCCCTGAGAGCGAAGATGCCGAAGCCGAGCCCAAACTTGTTTACGAGCACGACTTCTATGTGGTCAAGCGTATGCGTGACCCTGAGACCGGCGAAGTAGCCTTGTTCCGTTTGCACTTACCGCACGACGGTGTCCGAGAGTTCAGCATCTCCACGATGGCTATCTCTTCACCTGATGAGTTGCGCAAACAGCTGGCACAGCATGGAGTCGTAGCCCATAAAGCACAGTACGACTTACTTGCTCGGTACGTTGTTTTCTTTATAAAAAATTTGCAGTACGTTAGAAAGGCAGAGACCATGAGAACCCAGTTTGGTTGGGTCGAGGGTGACAGCAAGTTCATTCTCGGCGACCGAGAAATTACAAAGGATGGAGTGTTTTACAGCCCCCCGTCAAGCACAACGAAAGATGTTGCCGAAAAGATTATTCCCAAGGGCACGCTTGAGAAGTGGAAAGAAGCATTCAACATGTACGCACGTCCGGGTCTTGAGCCCCATGCGTTTGCCGCACTCACAGCGTTCGGCTCACCATTGTTGAAATTTACAGGTCTTGAAGGCGCAATCATCAACGTGATTCACCCAGAGTCTGGTTCAGGTAAGTCGACAGCGTTGTTTATGTGCAACAGCGTATACGGTCAGCCAAAGGAACTGACCTCCATGTACAAGGATACGTTCAACGCAAAGATGCACCGGCTAGGCGTGATGAACAACCTGCCCAATACGATCGACGAGATCACCAACTTGAGCGGTATGGAGTTCTCTGACTTGGCGTACAGCATCAGCCAAGGTCGAGGCAAAGACAAGATGAAGGGGTCTACCAACGAGTTGCGTATTAACAACACTAAGTGGCAAGGGATTACCCTATGTTCTGCCAACGCCAGCTTTTACGAGAAGTTAGGTGTAGCGAAGAACACGCCCGATGGTGAGTCCATGCGTCTGCTCGAATACAAGATCGAACCCAACAGCATCATCGATGTGCAAGAGGGTAAGCAGATGTTTGACCACCAGATGCGCGAGAACTTTGGGCATGCGGGTGACATCTACATTCAGTGGCTTGTGAACAACTTGGAAGAAGCAGTTGCCCTGATGCGCAAAGTACAGGCTCGGCTCGACCGAGAAGTTCAGTTCAGTCAAAAGGAGCGTTTCTGGTCAGGCGTTGCCGCATGCAATATTGCCGGTGGTTTGATTGCTTCCAACTTGGGACTGCACGACTACGACATGAAGGCAGTGTACGAATGGCTCAAAGGCATGTTGGGTGAAATGCGGTTCGAAATCCAAGCACCAAACTCCACGCCCGTGACCATCCTTGGTGAGTTTGTTAACGCCCACATTAATAATGCTTTAGTAGTAAATGGTGAAGTCGACGCACGTAGTAACCTGCAGGCAATGCCCATGCTCGAGCCTCGTGGAGAGCTGCTCATACGCTACGAGCCAGATACTAAGGAACTTTTTATTGCGGCCAAGCAGTTTAAAGATTTCTGCGTAAAACAGCAGATCAATTACAAGACTACTTTGAAAGAATTGAGTAACGCCAAGATTTACATAGAGGGTGTGAACAAGCGAATGTCCAAGGGCATGAAAGTTGTGTCCCCCGCAGTACGGGTGCTGAAGTTTGATGCCTCAGCCTCCGAGTTCTTACAGATGGATACCTTTGTAACACCAGATGAAAATCGAGACGGTGACGTACCAGATTGATTGGTCTAAGTTCCGGCGCGGCTATTCTTTCTTTGTACCCTGCATTGATGAGAAGGCCGCCCGGCAAACAGTGCTGTCAATCTGTAGGCGGTTAAAAATACCTGTGGTTACAAAAATAGTTATAGTGGACGGAATAAAGGGTTTGCGAGTGTGGCGGGTTTGAGCTACACTGACCCCATTGTCATGGAGTCCTTGAGTTAATTGCTACTCTCCTTTATCCCCGGCTAATCACCGGGGATTTTTTTCGCGTCGAGCTTTCATCTCTTCTTCGCGTTTCTCTAAACGCTTCTCAAGATTAGTCACTGCGTCGTCGACGATGGCGGCATTCTTCTCAGTGATGTTCACACCCGCACGTGCGCTTGCCCTTTGCTCAGCCTTCTTAACTAACGAGTCAATGATTGCGTCGGCATCGAGTGCGTAGGATGGATACTTCTTGTTGAACTTAGCGACTTCGTTTTCCATGATGTCGGCAAACTTATCGTCACCCTTGTCAGTTTCTTGACGGTGTTGGAAGTCCAAGCGGTTCAATATCAAAGCACGTTGGTTGAGAATCTTCTGCTCAACACCAGTCAACTTAAAGCTTGGGCCTTGTGTAGCCGCAAGGATGTCAGGACGGAAACCAATTGCTTGACCAATCAACTCACCTGTCTTCACATCTTCTTTGCCGACCAGCTCTGAACCACGTGCAGTCTTCATGCCTTCGTCTGCGTATTTGTTAGCTACCACAAGGTTGCGCACAGCAGCGGGGAGCATCTTCTCCGTCATCTTCTGATAGTCGCCCATTGCGTAAGCATCGTAGGCGTCGGCGAAGCCCAAACCTAAACTTGCAGTTGGGCCAGCAAAATGATCCAGCATGAAAGCAATTGCGCTTTCGCGAGAAGTCTTAGTCTCTTTGCTGTCACGGCCCCACAAGTCATTTAAACCAATGCGGGAACCAATGTCGTAGCCAGTGATTGCGTTCAGTGGGCCTCGATCAACAATGTCGCTTACAGGTACACCGCCGAGCGTAACGTCGCCCAACTTCTCAGGCAAGAACACAGTGCGGAACCAAGTCTCAAAGTC